GTTAGGTCAGGGAAACTCTGAAGCATCTTAAATGTATTAAGGGTGATCGTTCCCCCTTGAGGAATAGGGAACAGGCTAATGCGACCTAATGGCATGATGGCGTCATACTTGAGTACAGAAGGCCACGTACCACCAACATTCTTGTAATTAATCGAATTCCACTCATTCACATCAATAATCTGGAAGGTGTAATCCGATCCAAAGTTAGAGCAGTATCCGCCCTCAATGCGCGAAGGTCTTACGGTATCAAAATCCCCACCGGGGCCAATGGTGTACGTCTGCACACCAGAGACCAGGGGAAATTCCTCTTCCAATATCTCATAGACGTGCAGGCGGTCAGTAGACCAGCTATCCAGCATGGAATTAAGCGCCTCCAGCCCGTCATTGGCCTGTTCAGGCTCAAGCGTAATGCCTGTGCCAAGCACGCCAAGCATGCGTAACGAACGCTTTATGAGATCAAGAGAGGTTGCCATTACTCAGCCTTTTCCGCTTCTGCAATGGCTTCTTGCAGCTTTCTTACGCCCCATGTGCCTTTGACATCAATACCTAAAGACTTGGCTTTCTCTATCAGCTCTTCTTTGGTATCAACGGCATCCAGCTTGTTGCCATCCCGGTCTTCGCCTTTTGGCTCCCATGGATTGTCGAAATAGCCTTCCAAGGCTTCTTCTTCCTCGGACGATTGCACGATGACATGACCGTCAGCGTTGTATAAACATTTGGGATATGACATTGCGACTCCTTATAAAGAAAAGAGGGGCCGAAGCCCCTCATTGATTAGCGAGTCAGACGAGCTGCCCACTCAGGACGCAGTGAGCCATAACCTGCCAGCAAGTCGAAACGGCAGATGCGCTTGTTGTTGGTGATGTCGTAACCGCGCACGAAACGCAGCGAAACACCATCAGCAGCGGCGCGGCTAGCCATATCCATGCCGCCTGGCAATTCCATGTCAGCAGTTACCAAGGTAAATGCATCCTTATGGAACAACAGGTTTTGGGTGTAGGTAGTAGAAGCAGTACCTGTCACCACAGTAATGCCGATATTGTCGGCAGGACGTGCGGTTACGTTCTGATATGCGCCACCTGCAATAATCGCAGGGGAGATAACCAGAGTAGCATTGCCAGAACCATCAGAAGCAGCATCGGCAGTCACAACAAATTGCTTCAGCGAGCCAGTGTTTTGCTTGGTTTCTGGATTCACGGCAAACACACCGCCGATAGTGATCACGTCACCCGCTTTCAGACGATTACCTACAGCAGCAGTCCAGCCATCTGTTACCAGAGAGGTTGTCGCAGCATATGGGTTGTCGGTAGAGCCGGAGTTAATCAGACCTTGGTTAGCACCGTTTACCAGCGGAGTGCCACCCAATGCTCCTACGGTGTGCGTTGGCAGGTTTTGGGACATGTTGAAATCCACGCCCAAGTTGGTTGCCATCTTGCCCTCTTTCAATTGACGGCCTTGAGTGGCTTGGTCATTGAACAGGCCAGACAGACCGCCGACCAGTGTTGCATTGGTCAATGGGTCGATAGCCAGAGTGCGCAGGTTATCGCGTGGGCATGCGTTGTTATCCAGCAATACAGCGGTATTCAGTACAGATGCTGCGGTTGCAGGAGTGGTGCCAGGAGTGCCGGAAAAGTTGGCAACGGTGGTGTACATACGTTGACCGATGCGGAAATCCAACTCAGCAGCCAAACGGGTTGCGGCTGGCTTCAGGTAACGCTCCGAGAACTTGTCCAGAGACAAGGTCAAGTCGTAGTCACTGAAAGACCAGTCAATACCAAATTCAGGCTCCATCGTGATAGGAACTACAGTTTCGTTCACGTCTTGCACGTTGGCAGTGGCACCAGAACGGACGGTGTATTGCACAGGGCGACGGACGTTAACAGTAGAACCCGCTTTAGCACCGGACTTGGCGAACTGATCGTCGTATTCGGTGTTGATGTTGCCCAAAAAGGCAGAAGTGTTGTGCAGAATACGAAGTGTTTCATTCGTAATCATGCTCGAGGTAATGATATTATTTGCCATGATTGCTTATCCTTTAGATCGAAGTTGAGCATTCCGGCGCTTGATCCACTCTTCAGCAGGCAAGTTATCGCTTAGCCCCGAGTCGGATGACCGGGTGGACACTGGCGTGATGGGATTTGGGGCGCTGGACTGTTTTTTGGGTGGTTTTTCGGTGCTGGATAACTTGGCTTCCAGCTTTCCGATTTCGCGAGCTGCGGAGATAGGGGAAAGCTCGTTAATGCGCTCTAGCTCTTCAGGATTCTTGCCAAAGTGATACGCCAGTTGCGGGCCAAGCTCGGACTCAGCCAACGTCTCAATAATCGCGCTAGACAGCTTTATTTCGGCTATCTCGGCAACTACCTCGTCGTAGTCTGCAACCTTGCTTTTGAACTCGTTCTGACGCTCTTGGAAGGTGCTTTTAAGCTGCGTTTGGCGCTGTTTTGCCTCGTTAGCTGCGGCATCTTCCCGTTCCTTTTGGGCTTTAAGCTCAAGCTTGTAATCAGTCAGCGCGTCGGTGTATTCCTCCAACGAGTCAAACTGATCCAATGTAGGCTTGGCCTTAACTTCTTCCTTTGGTGCTGTCTTGGCGTTAACTTCCTGCCTCAACTCTTCCAGCTTGCGGTTGAATTTCCGCTCGGTTCGCTCACGAATCTTTTTGGCTTCAGCGTTTAACTTCTCCTGAAGCTGTTCCTTCGTGTACGTTTCCGCCTGCTCGCTTTCCGGCTTCTCAGCCTCCGTCTGTTCGGTCGCAGTTTCCTCAACAGCGGGCACATCGGTTGCGGTCGATGCCTCCGTTTGCACTACGTTTGCTTCTTCAGTCATTCTCTGGTCTCCAGAAATGAAAAAAGCCCGCACAAAGGCAGGCTTTTGCCCCATGAACCTCATGGGTAAGGGTTGATGTAGACGTAAAAAAACCCGCGCTAGGCGGGTCGGTTGGTTAAATCAAGAAAGCGTTATGCCCCACTTAGTCGCAAGGCGGTAATGGCTTGCTGAATGGCGGCGCTGATAGTCATTTTAATTTGTCCATTTCGCTGCAAGGTAAGCCTCATACGCGGATACATTAGGATCAGTAGAACTTACGGAGTTGAGGATTGTTATTTCACCAATCCTGCCGCCAAATGCCAGCGAGTCCCATGAATCCGTGCCATTTTGGAAAAAGGCACCAAGCGCAAAGTGCGAGATGGTAAGAGAGGCGGTATTTAACGCAATTGACGAGCCGACATTCACGCCATCAACGCGCAATGTCAGGGATGTGCCGCTAAAGAACCAGCCTACTGTGTACCATTGGTCAGCAGACAGAACAGAGCCAGTGCCACTTGCAGTGGTTGCCGTGCCTGCTGCGGTGCGAGTAATGCCTGGGTTATTCGTGCCACCGAAGAAGTGCCTTATAAAATCTAAGACAGTACCAGCATCATTCCGGAAGAACGCACACGGGGTTGAGGACTGCCCAGGGGTGCCACGCTTGAAACGGCCAATAATGGCATAGGCGTTATCGTTGCCCGTCACATTGTTAATGATCGCGGAGGATGTTGTTACTAAACGGTCCACCGATGCGTAATCAAAGTTGAGGCACCCCAATCCATTGGCATCTGTCACATAGTCAGGCTGCGTTCCTGCGGTAGAGTTAGACAGGACAATTCCAGCCTTTTTACCGACTAGCGCAGCACCAACATCAGAACCCGCAACCGCTTGAATAGTGGCTGCTGCATCACTGAAAACCTTAGTGTTATCGCTGGAGTCAAATACTTCAATAGCGTCAGTCCATGCCACAGGATCAAACGCAACAGTCGCTTGCACAGTGATTGTCCGAATGACCGTCGAAACTTGACCAATGCTATTCGTGCAGTCGATAGTTAAAGTGACCGTTTCATCAGCACTTGGAGCCGTTCCGGTGATGCTGATGGAAGCCGTACCATTGCCAGTAATTGTTAGCCATGAGCCACCCGATTTGGTGACGTTGTACGTATGTGGCCCAAGGTTCCCCGAGTGGAAGGACTCATAGTCCATCGTGAGGGAAACCGCACCTGCATAGGCTACGTCCTGGTCAAGAAATAATGTCTGTACGGCAGGGGCCACGTTGAAATAATGAATAGCCCGACGCACTGCACCGCCACCAGAGAAAGAGCCTAGGAACAACAGACCAACACGCCCCCCCTCAGTAGTGGGCACTGTGCCTGTCGCAGTCCGTGCAGTCATATCAACAGACATGCCGCCGGGCAAGCGATTAGCACGCGTGGGCATGCCGGGGCAGTCTTCGTTATCAAATGCAGCGTAGACCTCAACTACATCCGGGGTGACATCTGAGCCGAATAGCACAGTGTTACTAGGTATTGAATAGGCCCATGATCCGCCTGGGCTTGTAGTGGTATAACCAAGGACATTAGTGGCAGCGGCGCGTGGCGTTCCATTTGGAATCCATACTCGGAACCAATCAATAGACATGGACTTAGGCCAGTCAGCTTGTGTATATGTGCTGGAGTCCCACTGTGCATTGACTGCAAACTCCATGCGCAAGTCCCATGCACCACGGAATCTACCTACACGCGCATTTGTGTAGGTTGCGCGCTGCGCTAACGTCCCTTGCACGGCTGAATCATCGTACATCGTGATAGTGGTGCCGCTTTTAATCGCCAAGTAGTGAACGTCTCGGTCTGCTGGCTCTGCGAGATTACCTAGATTTGTTCCTACATCCGGGCCACCATCAGTATCAGACACATGAACGTTAACGCTGTCTGTTATGTTCCCTGAAGCGTCTTTCTTGCCTTCCAGCAGGTCAAACTCGCCATAGTCAGGCCAGTTGATTGCGGTGCCCCAGATAGAAGGCCAGAAACCACGGGCTACCCCTGAAGGCAGCCGGATAATCCCCTCGAATATCCAGTCGCCATTCCCGGAGAACATATAGGAAGGCCACGAGCGAATACCGCTGGAGATAAGAACAGGCTTGTTACTGCCATCACCACCACCCTGTGAATAGGATGTCGGCAGATATGGATATAACCCACCTGGAACAGCTTGGGGCGTGATAGTAAGAACAGAGGCTGCTTGCGTTCGTGCATCGAAACCTAATGCTGTAGGAGACTGACTGCGCCCGCCACGATAGTTAGGCTCGATGTAGATCATCCGGTCAGGGCCGTCAGCCTGAATGCGACGAAACCCTATGTGTGGTGGGCTGGATGAATAGCGCCCTGATAGATTGTTGCCGTCCCATACAGCAGGCATTGAGTTGAAGTCATCACCGTAATCAAAGGTGAAGCCCTCATATACGGTGCCAACAGCACCTTCCGTTCCTATGGTAATGCCGCCGACAGTGTTTCCTATTGGCTGGTAAGCTCCAGAAACCTTGGCATAGATTGATGCATCGCCATATACGCCAACGCCTTTTAAAAACTCGGCGACGTCGCTTTGATAGGACGACGAAACCTTAGTGTTAATAGCCATGATTAAGCTGTCTGAACCCAGATTGTTCCATCTGGACGTCCATCAGCATCAACGGGGGCCGAAGAGCTGACAACAATGTCAGGCGTATTTCCCACAACATCAATGCCCATGCGCCCACCGCCGACCAACGCACTGACAGCAACGCTGGTATCGACGTTGAATGGGCCAAATGTGCGGTTATATGGAGCTGCACCAATACTTGCGCTTTGGCTAACACCATTACCAGTGACAGCAACAGTGCCGCTTACTTGGCTAGACGTAATCGAAATGCTAGCGCCTGCACGCAACGAAAATGTGCCGCTCATTCCTGCTGTGTAATAGATCATTGGGGAACCTCTTGGGATTCATTGGGCGAAAAAATACCCGCCGTAGCGGGTTCTGTTGGGAGTGGTTCTTGCGGCGGCTCTGGTATGGCCTCTAGCGCTACGGATAAGCGCTCAACCATCTGCTCCAGCTCCTGCACATACTGTTGCAATGCCTGCACGGTGCCGTCTTGGTCGCCTTGCTGGCTCTTTAGCATCATGTTCTGTATCTCTAGCTTGGCTGCCTTTACATTGGCGTCAAACACGGCCTTTTTGGCATCCAGAGACTGCATTTCAGCTTTAATTTCAACTTCAGAAGCGCCAATTTCCTGCTCCTTCTGCAACAATTCCTGTGTCTTCATCTCAACTACTTGCGCGGCTTGCTGCACTTGCTGGATCATGGCTTTAACTTGAGGTGGGATAGGCTCTTCACCATCATTCCCTACAATCTCAGGCGGTAAAGATGCCTTCAGCCGATCTGCTATTTCGTCAGCGCCTTCAAAGTCCATGTTGCGGGTGATCAAATCAGGGGCAATATTCGCAATGGCAGGCACCACACGGGCCAGCTCCACCATGTTCTCAGCCGCTTCCATGCGACGTGAGGCATACGATGGGCCAACGCTCACCGAAACGTCATACTTGCCGACATTAGGGTTAAAAATGACCTTGATTTCATTGCGCTCGTTCTTTTCCTTACGCATGGCTTGTGGCATTTCAGGGTCAATCTTGACCTCTTCCCCTTCACCATCTTCACCAAGGATGCGAGCCACACGTTCTGTGTCGTAATAGTTGGGGATCATCTCCAGCAGCACACGCCCAAGGTGGCGAATAGTCCGCGCCTGGTTGTCTGTGTAGTGGAATGTGCCTGTATCACCCTCTTTTTGCTTGGCAAGAATGGCACGGCCTGATGTTTCGGACGATGGGGCACCAACCGAGGCGTTATACATGCCAACAGTCTCGCGGATGTCCTGATTCGACCCTGCCTTGGCATTCACAATCCCCGCAGGAACGCCAGCAAATGAGGATCGCTGAGGCAGTGGAGCCTGATTGCCGTCAATGTCCATTGGCTCGGCTTCAAGGAACGCATGGTTTTTAGTGTTTGCCGTCTCCCATTTTGGGTCTTTGAACTGCCCAGCATAGCCAATGAACGGCGCTCTAGGCGCAAGGGCTACCATTTCAGTTTCGGAGCTAGCCCAATAGTTATATTGGCGTTGAGGGTCTTTAGCATTACGCACCATGCCGGAGCGATGCGGCTTGCCTTCGATGTAAACTTCATTACCAATCACAGGGAAAATAGGAATCCATGATGTCTTGATGATGGTTTTCTCAAGCACATGGCTAGAGGTAATCTTGAACCACTCCACCTCACGCTTTTTACCTTTGCGTGAGCGAACTACTGTCACACCTTCCGGCAATTCCTCGTCACCGTATTGCGTGGAGCCATCCGACAGCAGATTGAGCGTGGCTGGCATCTCCTTAATGCGAAAATACTCACAGATGCGCATATAGCCATCGGTGTACCATGTGCCGTGATCCGACTGATCCCACTGAGACATGTCAGCATCAGGATAGGTAGCAATAAACTCGTCTTTAGGAATGCGATCCTCGATGAACCCCCACCGCGCATCTGATCCATCAGGCTCAGTAAAGGATGGGTCTAGACGCACCGACAAGGGGTCTGGCACGCGTTTAATGATGATGTCCTGGTCAAAGGATAGGTCATCAATGTAATCAGTTACAACGCGGAAATAGCCCATGCCGCAGCGGGCGGAATATTCAACGCTGGTATCGTAAGCAAGATCAGCATTGGACGTGCTTTCGATGTTCTTGATGATGCCTTGGAATATCTCAGCCGCATCTTTATCGGCCCCGTTATCAACAGGACGCACCTTGATTTGCGGACGATTGGCACGTGCATCATTGACCACCTGGTTAATGAACTGCGGAAGCTTGTTCATCGTCAGGGCGGGGCGCTTGCTAGCGATACGGTCTTGAATGACTTCCTCGGGCCATTGATAGCCGTTGTCACTATCACCAATAGAGAACTTGATGTCCTCCAGTTGCAGCACACGCTCGTCGTGCAGCATGTCTTCGGTGATGTCCCAACGTGTCTTGGCTTCGGACAAGACTTTCTCGTCTTCCGTCATTCCCGTTGATTTAGGTTGTTTAGCCATTTTCGCCCATAAAAAAAGCCACCATTCGGCAGCTTGTTAACCCATCCAGCTAGCAGCGACGCGAGGCCGCACATCTGGAACACGTTCTCTCTCTTCCTGCCTAGGCTTAACCAAGCCAGGGAACAGGTCTGTAACCACCCATATCAAAGCATCAGCTCTGTTAGGTGAGTTGGTTCCATTGAATCCATACGTTGAGAATGCTGACAACTCGTCTTCCAGCTCGTGAAAGTCGCCAACATGCCTAACTTTCCCAGCTTCATACAACGCTGATACAGGCTCTGCACGTACCGCCTTGCCTCTTGTGGCAGTTACGCTTTTATAGTTGGCTCTACGGCCTCCTATATCTCGTCTTGCTGTCTGTATGACATGCTCAACCATTGCGCCGCCATAGTTTATTTCCCCTACGATACGATCAGCGCCATGGCGGTCATATGCAGATACAGCGACATTTCCCCAAGTAGAAGGGCCAGCTTTAACGGTGCAGTCTTCCAGAATGTAGGCGTTACCATCAACACCTAGTGCGCCAACAATAATGCCGATGGCGTCATTGTCTGCATTATCAATGTCACCAGATCCACTAGGGTCTACGCCAACCACAATGCGCACAAAGTCCGGAAGCTCCGCATTCGTTACGCGGTAGCGGTCAATAATTTCGTCAGGGAATAAAGCATTAGGGTTTGCATCTGCAAATTCACCCTTCAGGAATCGTTTCTGAAGCCTTGGGCTTAACGATTCAAGCGTCTTAAGGTATCCCTCAGCAAGATTCTCTACGTTGTCCTGCGGATTAATCTGGAAGCTTGCGTAGTCATCAGGATTGGCAATCGGCTTACCTGATTCAGGGTCGCGCTTCTCTACAAATAACTTATATGTCCAGTGTGACTTAGGTGGCGGGTTGCAGTCGTAGAACATGCGCATCTTCAACTTCTCGCGCTTGTCACCTATTTCCTGCTCTGCCAACTGTGCAAGACGGGTGATTGCTATTCCCACGCTACCCCATGGAATCTGACTGCACTCATTGAGATAGATAGTGGCAAACTCCATGCCTAGAATCTTCTCAGTGCGCTCCTTGTCATCAAGACCGCCAAACCATATCTGCGAGCCGTTATCAAACTCTGCATACCAGTCTGTCTTACTCAATGTGTATTTAACGCCAGGGAACGCTATGCGCATCACCTTGGGGAACGTATCAAGCAAAATGGATGACTTGATAGCGTTGAATCTGAATCGCAGTGCAACATGCCTACTGTTAGGAGCTTTAAGCGCCCTTAAACATAGGTTCCTGACATGCAGGAAGGTCTTGCCACTTCTTGAGCCTCCAAACAGCATTGTGTGCGTCTGGTTGCCAGCTATTAACTCCTGAGCTTGTAGCTGTCGTGCGTTAAGCTTAAATCCGCTCATCCGTATTGCTTAACTGAAACACCACAGGGCCACCGCCTTCGCCAGTGACTTGCAATGGCAACAGCTTGGGATAGATGCTTCCCCAGAACACGCGCTCATTAGCGGGGTCTTCCTTGGCCCATTCCACAAGACGATCAGAGCCGCCCAATGCTTCAGCAGCAATAGCAATCGCATCCTTTGCGGCCATGGTGTTTTTATTCAACGCACCTTTAGGCCTGCCCTTACCTGCGTTTGGTGGTTTAACTCTAGCCATTGTCAGTAACCTTCACTATTTTGCTGAGAATCAGCACTTCTTCCCTGGCTTTTTGCCGGGTTCTTTCTTGGGGGATTTCTTCATGTCATTTCCTTTGCTTGAGAACACACGATCCCAACCATCCGCATAAGCTTTTGATGGTGGCTTGGTCATCATCTTGTCGCCTGTGTGTATGTTCATGTTGGTTGCCATCGCTATTCCTTTGTAGTGTTAGGGACGGATATTTAACGATGCCGTCACATCGACTGGCCACACCATGGCAGTTCGGTAAATGCGTTATGTTAAATAGAACACGTTATGTTAAATCGTATAACTGTAAAACACCCAACCCTAGCCCTTTGATTTATACAACTGAATGTACAGATCAATAACTAGGGTCAGATGCTGAATGCTGCAAATGGGATTCAGCAAATGGCATGTGCTTTATTTATGCAGGCCTGCTTACGGCAGCGAATCGTTTATATCCCTTGCGGGCATCATTGGGCTTACCTGCTTTTATCACTTGTCCATGCAAACTCGTGCACTCGGTTATGGTGTGGCCGAAGTGTCCAGCTTTAAGGATGCTGGCTTACTGTCTTTTTATGGTGTGGCTCGATACAAAGCCTTGCTAAGTTGCCTTTCGGCGCGCTTCCCATGACGCGTAAAAAAAGCCCGCGTATAGCGAGCTTGTGTGTATTTGTGTGTAAATAGTCGCCCCACTCACATGAGCAGGGCACCGACATTGGCCCGCGCTCTCACGATGCTACTGTGAGGTGTTCTCGTTCCTCCCGTTGTCGGCTGACGCATTGCACTCATACGGCTGATGACTTTGCGATGGATTTGAACCATCCAGCGTCACGAACGCTATGGGAATAACTCCGCGCATCTCGGAACCCTCTGGCTGTACCTGATTTGCCAGAACTCAAACAAAATCATCATGCGTATAAAAGCAAAAAGCCGCCGACCATTACAGTCTAGCGGCTTCGTTGTATGCGTTTTGAAGCATGGCTCTTGCTACTTTGATGTGCCTATCCTCATCAAGCTCATCTCCATATAAACTCATGGACATAGCCTGATAAATATTTTCTCCATCGCCTGTAGTGTTTGCGGCCTTCCAGCGAAAGTATGCCTTGTCAGGCTTGCCTTCACTATCTGGCTCAACCATTACTACCATGTCTTCTAAATTGTATTCTTTAGGGCAGTGCGTGCTTTCCATGATTTACCTTTAAGTCACGTTTCTTTAGGGTGCACGTCCCCGCAGAAATTACAACACGTTTTTTGAATTGTTGCAATAGCTTTTACAAAGATCATCATATGTTTTGTAATATGACTTGTTTTCTCCATATCTTGGATGACAAGATTCGAAGTATTTATCATAACTTCCTTGCCAAGCTTTACTCTTCGTTCCAAGGTTGGCAGCATCATATTTCTTTTGCAATGCGTTCTGCTTTTCAAAATTGTCCCTATCTTCCTCTTTAATCTTTTCATACCAATCAACATGTCTTTTATAGTGGTCACGCTGGATTGAGTATGGGCAATCATCTTCCTTTTTTGTAATA